CTCTTAAGTTTGCTTGTTCTAATTTTATATTTGGAGTAAATAGTGTTGAAGTTCCTTGATGATCATTGGGAGCAAGTGTCGGTGAATTAAAATTACCCGTTCTAAAACCTACCTCTACATCTTTAAAATTAAAAAGATTAGATAAATTTAATCCTTCTAAATATGGACTAGAAACTTGAATATTTGCACTATTAACTGTAGTAGTTGGTGCAGCGCCACCTAAAGTAACTGTATTACCACTAATACTTGAGCAAGTACCTAAATAATCAAAAAATATATCAACACTTGAAACTGTTGTAGCAACTGCATCTGCAATAGTAGCATTTGTTGAACTATTTACAGATACGACTTTTGTTCTTAAAGTTGTTCCATTTGGACCTGCTCCTGCTATTCTTAAATATATAGGAACTCGTGTTTGTCTGTGTGCCGTAAGCATAGCAGAAGTAAAATAACCTGTTGATGTTGTTACTGTTTTAGTTTCTGCTGTAGCAGAAGCAATTCCACTTCCTGACGCTCCTGCCTTTTCTATTGCTATTTTTCTAACTCCTAAATTTAATCCAGTTTTATTTTGAAATTCAAGAGCGTCAATTTCACCAAATTGTGCATGAGTAATTGTACTACTACTTGCAGTTACATTTGCTTTAAATCTTCGAGGTTTAAGTATATTTTCTGCTTGTTCTTGAATTAAAGGAACATCATTAATAAAAATAGAAGATAAACCATTCGCAAGTCCTTCAATAGGACCTTCACTTAAAATATCATAAGTTGATGCAAATTGATCTTTTTCAGGTCTAGTAAGATCTGATCTATCCTTAACTCCAAATGGTTCGCTAGTATATTTTGCCATAATTAATTTTGATCGCTATTTCCTTGACCCCCGTCTGCATCGCCGTTACCGCCAGAACCACTACTACCACCTATCGTAGCATTACTACCAACGTATCTACTACCAAAATAATCACTATCTCCTGATAAGTAAAAATATCCATTAGTGTTTTTTATTCTTGAAGGATTAAATTGTTGACTGATTGGTACTCCACCTATTTTTACTTTTCCATAAAGTAAAGGAACTGGTTGACCTTGCTCTATACTATTATCTGCTCCATTAAATAAAAAAGAAGGGTCACTTGTCATCTCCCCTGCATCAGGCACTGTCATTTCTGCAATACCCATTAAAGCTAGTTGCATTCCCATGCTCATAGTGAAGTAACCCCAACCACCAAGATTTGCTCCTCCTTCAATTGCTTGAAATAAATTTGCTCCTTCTGCTAATTCTTGTCCTTCTGCTAGATGAACAAATAAATCTGGTCTTAATATTAAAAAAGTTAATACTGCTATTGCAGCGAGTATTTTTCCCATTCCTTTACCAGAACCTGCTGGTACTGCTGAAATAATTATAGTATCTTTAGGACGGCAAAGAGTTAGATCAGTATAATCTAAAAAATCTTCTCCATTTTGTATAGTAAATCCAATATTTTTCTCGTGACATTCTTGTAAATATTCTTTAAAACCATCAACTTGACAATCAATTAATTTTAAAACATCACGTACAGATTTACTTTCAGAAGTCCAATCGCTTCCAAACTTATCTCCTAATTCTCCTAATAATTTAACTTGGGTCATAAATATACTCTTTTTTCTCTGGATAGGACACTATTAAATAAGGTATACCTATCGCTTTACTGTTGTTCTTATCATGCTCACTTGGTTTACAATCTTGCATATAGTGACTATGGACTACATATAATATTTTTGAAATCATCGAATACTTAACGAATTCTTTTGGGTCAATTGTAAAGTGATCATTCTCTCTACTTATATTCTCTAAGGGAATAAATTTTGGACCATCTATTACTAGTCCACAACCTTCCCTAGGTGCCTCTTTTGCCATATGAGAGTAAATCTCAGGTAAGAGGTTACTTAAACTTTCTTGCACCAGGAAATCCTCCGTAAGGTAATCTAAGTTCAGTATCTTTTGTGGCTGATCCTGTGCTACTTGCAGTTCCTGCATTAAGAGGATTGAATTGAAATCTACATTTACAAGAACTTAATCTTTTGCCGCAGAGATCTCCTCTTTCCCAATAATCAGTAGCTGTTTCGCTTGGAGCTACTTGGCTTCCTCCAGATGCTTGTGTTCTTTTTGCTTTCCACAGTAAGTTACTATGCACTACATAATCATTATATCTATCATCATTATATGCATAGTAAGCATTTGAATTAGCATATGTTCCATATACTCTTATTCTATCCCAGTCTGTACTACTATCAGATGGAGCAGTGCTCGTTGCTCTAGTAGCTTGCCAGTAGTGTGTTAAATTGCCACTTGTACTAGTATCTAATTGTCCATCTGCTTTTAGTCTATATACTCCACCCGCTGATCCACTTGAATATGCAGTTGTACTACTTATATAAGCATCTGCAGCTGCACTACTACTAAAACTATTAAATGTAGTGCCAGAAGTAATTACATACTCATCATCATAATTTACATATACAGTATACACAGTTCCATTTAGATTATATTTTCCTTGACTATGCCAAGTGCAACCACCTATTTGATTTGCAATACTCTTAGTTGGACTTGCTCCTTGATAAATCCAACTACATGCATTATGTCCTACTTGTCTATATGGTAAAGTTAATCCTTCTACTTCAAATGGGGTTGTAAGTTCAAAAGCAACTTCATAAGCATTTCTAGTTTCAATTCTATCAATAATATAAACTTGTCTAGGAAATTCAGTAGCTGGATTACTACTATTTCCACTTCCATTATCTAAATACTTTTTGAGTGTTCTTCTTCGTATTAATTTTTTACCAAGTAAATTATCTAAATCTACTCCCACTGCTGTTTCAAAAGTATTTAAAACATTTGCAATTCTAAGAACTGGTCGTGTTGAAGGGCCTTTTGAAGTGTATTGTAAATCTTCAATTCTTATTGGAAGTATCTCGTATTCTCTAATTGTACCAGGACTATCATAGTCTCTAAAATGCACGGTACTATTATCTGCTTCCCCACTTCTTACAAAATACTTAAACGCTCCAGCATCATTATATTCTAATTCGAATAAATTAATAAATGCAGAGGTTTCTTCTAAACTCTGTAATTGTTTGATTGCTATTTTTTCTGCCATTATGCTTCGTATACTCTTTCAAAAGTTGCTGTTAAACTATAAAAATTATCAAAGTCCCATATTTGATTCCACTGTTTACATACAACTTTTATTGTTTCATTTCCATTACTATCATCTATTGTCATTTGAAATTTTGATACACCACCAAGACTTTCAAAAAATGCAACTAAATCATCTATTTCTGCTTTTGGTCGAGTATTAAAAGTAACTGACATAGTTTGTTGTAAATTATTTATACCATTTGCTACTCTTTGTTCATATCCATCACCAAAAGTTATTGAATGAGTAACTGGTTGGCTTGTTCTAGAAAATCCTTTGTCTACAGAAACTCCTGCAGAAAATCCACTTATATTACTTCCATCATTTTGAAATATTGCTGTCGCCATTATCTACTTAAAACTCCTCCAGGTCTTTTCTCTCTTTGTATTATTTCCATTGTTGCAACTTGTATCATATTACCTAGTGCTTTTGCTTGTTCTGGGCTTTGTCCGCCACTGGTTGTTCCGCCATTTACATTTACAGTAATATTATTTATTCCGCCACCTGCACCTTTTAATTCTACTGGAATACTTCTATCATTACCAAGAGGTACAACTGCCTCTGTTCCGTGAAGTGTTGCAGCATATCCTGAGTCTGGTCCCGTTGCTATACCCCCTCTTCCAAATGAACGATATCCTGGTGATGACAAAATTCCACCATATCTACTAGGTGTACCTGGAAAATAGTCCAAATTGAATCCAAAGTCATCAAATCCAGGACCCATATTCGGACCAAATTTATACGGCTCAAAGTTATAAGCGTTCACGTCAATCTCTGGTGTAGTAGGTGTAAGAAAAAATCCTGCTAATGCTTTAAATATTGCCATTTTCATAGTCATTGCTGCGATTTGGGCAAGTATTTCAATTGTCATATTTCTGAAAGCATCTGCAAATGTCATTGTTCCTTTTGCTACTTCTACAAAAGCATTTGCTAATCCATCAACTAGTGCAGTTCCTATACTTGTAGATAGGTTATTTATTAAGTTCATTTGCATTTCTGTAAAACTTAATTGAGCATTAAATCTTTGTAAATTTTGAATTGCTTCCTCTCTAGTCATCTCAAGTCCTGTTTCTAGCCTATGTTCAGCCATAGTCTTATCTATTTGTCCTTCTGTAATTGGTTTTGTCATTCCAAACATATGAGCCATACTAAAAGGTGCTATAGTATCTTGTGATGTTTGAAGAGCATTTTGAAGACCCGCTCTTCTTGTTGCTTCAGTTTGAGAAGCTAGATGATGTTGTAGTTGCAATTCTTTTGTTGTTTGTTTTTGTAATTCTAAAGCATGTTTTAATAACTCCAGAAGCACTTTATCTTTTTGAATTTTTTCTGATTTTATCATTTTTTCTAAACTGCTTTCTATTGTTAGGGATTTGCGAATTTTTAACTCTCTTTCTGTTTCATCTGCCATTCTTGTAGCTTGTGCAGCCATTAATGAACCATCTTGTACTATACCTGCTCTAGTTGCTTTATTCTCTGCAAGTTCAAGATTTATTCCTCTTTCTATTATTAAGTTATCATCTAGTATAGGTTGTAGCTCTAATAATAGCCCTCTTTGATCCTGATATGCTACTGTTCTTTGAACTAAAGTATCTACAACATTTTTGTGAATTCCCATCTGGAGATATAAATTTTTTATCTCTTCAGCAGAACCCCCAATTAGTGAAACATCAAGATAATCAAATCCACTAAAATGTTTTATATCACCAGTTAATTGATCAAGATGTTTATTCATTGACTCTCTATTTGCGTCTACTAAACTCTGAATATTCATGAATGTTGTTTTTGGAGCAAATTGTTGAGCTAATCCAACTAATCCTTTTTGTAAGTCCATTGATGTTTGATTAAATTGTCTTGCTGATTGTTCTGTTTCAATAAGTTTCTTTTGTAATTTATCAAAATTAGCAATTGTTGTTGCAGACACTGCACCTGTATTTTTAAATTCTGTTTTCATGTCTTCTAGCGCTGCAGTTATTGCAGGATCAGGACTTATTTTCATTAATCTATCTAGATTTGATTCAAAATCTCTTACTGATTCAGCAGATTTTATTGCTGCCTCAGAACTAAAGTCAAACCATTCCACAACCCAGTTTTTACCCATCGTTAAATAGCTCGCTAGAGCCATGGACCTCTGTTGACTATTTCCGAATAAATCTCCAGCTTGGTTCATACCAGTAGCTACATTTCTTTGGTTCAGATAATCCTGACCTTGTGCGATATTCTCTGGCCTTAACATTGAAATATCAGCTAGTTGTTCTTTTATATCCATAGTTTGTAATGCTCTTGCAAATTGTGTAAATGGAGAATCAACGAGAAATTTATCTCTTAACTCAATCATTTTTCCTAGATTCTTATTTATATCTGCTAGTTTATCAGCAAGCTCTTTAGCATCATCTGTCATTTGTTTATGTTCTAGTCTTTGTTTCTCACTTAAACTTGTAAAATAAACAAAGGCTTTAGCTGCTTGAAGTATCATTACAGTAAAACCAGCTATATAAATTGCTCTAAATGCTGCTATCATAAATTTTGCACTTGCAGCTTGTCTTCGTTCTTGTCTTAGTAATTCTTGTTCATGTTTTAAAGTTGTCTTTTTCTGTGCTAATTGTTTTTTTGTTTCTGTAGTTTCAACTACTAGTGCTTCTTTGCCTTTATGATATTGATTTGCTCTTTGCATTTTTTCAAGACCATCTTTATAAATTGCAACTTTATCAGCTTCTATCTTTTTGAGATGTTCAGGTCTTAGTCGTGCTGATATTTGTTGTTGTGAAAGAGATCCGATACTTGGATCAACAGATTGAACCTGTGCTAGTCCTTCTTTACGTAAAGCACCTGCTTGTGCTGGAGATTTAATCAATCTTGCTTGTCCAAGTATTTTTATCTCAGACTCTATTTCTTTTACTTGCGCTTTTAGTGCTGTTACTGTTTTTGCGCCTTGTGCAACTATCATATCATAATTTGGTAGCATTGTTTTTACAACACCAGTTATAAATATAAGTAAAGCTGCTGCGAATGCTTGAATATTTTGAGTAAAGAAAGGTGCAACAAAGTCTACTACTCCTGCAATGCCGATTTGTAAATCATTTAGCATATCATTAAAAGCTTGTTGGAATTGTCCTAAAGCAAAAGCAGTTGGAGATACAACTTGACTTATCTTTCCAAATTTACTTTCTGCTTGATCTAAAACAAAGTTAGTTACCGCTTGTGCTCTTTCAAACTGGTTTAAGTCCTCTTTTGATTTTCCTAAAGTAGCTGCATATTGTTTTAATGCAGGATCAAGTCTTAAAATAATACCTAATTCATCAAGTAGTTCTGGTTCTGCTTTTGTAACACCTCGAACAAGACGATTAAATGAATCAACAACATCTCGTCCTAAAGCAAGTGATACATCTGATGCAGCCTTACCAAGACGCTCCATTTGTGATGCATTAAGTCCTGCAGCTGTACCAATAGCAACTGCTTGTGATGCGTCTTGATAACTAATTAAACTATTGGAAGCATTTCTTACAGATTTTGCAATGACTGAGAACATAGTACCAGTAGCGGCACCATAAGCTGCTTGACCTGCTACTAAGTTTCTAAAGTTTACTGAATCTTGTAAAAAACGAAAAGCAGCAGACACAGCGAATACCTGTGCTGCTAGTGTTGCATATACTGGAACTAGCCCTCCCTGAATAGTTTGAGCTTGTTTTGAGAACGCTTTTGAAGAGTTCGATGTTTGATTTGATAAAGATTTAAGTCGTCTATCAGATTCTGCCGTGCTTCTAGCAACGGAACCCATATCCTTACCGGCTTTTCTTGCATCTTTACCAAGTTTTTTTAATGAACCCTTATCACTTACGGTAACTTCAACGGTACCACCCTTTACGTTTTTTGCCATTACTTTCTTTTAATATTAGACGAGGATATTCCACCCGTTTTCGCCTTGCTTGCACGTTCTTGTGCTTTTCTTTTCTTATTTAACTCATCATTTAAAGATGATGAATTTTCACTTTCTATTGCTTTTATAAAATATGTAACTTCTCTTTTATCTTCTACTTCATATAAATCTAATAAAGTTCCTAAACAACCCCAGTCTTTTCCCATATAACTTCCACTCATTCCGTCCCATCTATCTGGCATTAAGCCATGGATTAGAAAAGCTATTTGTACTTCATATGGAAAAATATCAATCTCTGTTGGCATTTTTTCGGGGTTAGGCTCTTCTCCTAACTGTTCACATATTTTTAAGTATGTATCAATGTCTAATTTTTCTTTAAAATTTCTTTTAATAAGAGCAAGTATTTCTTTTACTTGCTCTTGGTAAAATTTTCAAGTTCTCCAACAGTTTCAGTAACCCATTGATCAAAGTCTACTGAATTTTGCATAAGAACTTCTACGTTTTCTTGACTGAAAGGTAGTTCTCCTGTTCTACTTCCTACATCGTCTGCTGTTAGTAACAACTGAGCAACATAGCTGTAAAGGAATCCACTCCAGCCTTTGATAACGGAACTTGTATATTCTGATAAAAATTTCTCGTCATCAAGTTGTTCTTCAAAACCTCTGGTTTTTTTATTGAACTTCTGAGATATACATTTTGCTCTCAGCTTTATAAGTTCTTCTCTGGAAAGATAACAAAGTTTTACTTTGAATCCGTCCATGCCTGGATAGTCAAATTCTACTGTCTTACTTGGTGTAAGTAGTGATTTTAAACTAACTGGTGTTTTTATTTCTTCTGTCATTTTTACTCCTGTAAAATGGAGGGCCGAAGCCCTCCAGTTAAATTAATTATGATAAGTCATTACCTGTATAAGTTATTGTTGCTTCATAACTACCTGCTGTTGATCCTGGATCAATATTTGCTGGTAATGCATGGAAGTTCACATCAAGGGATATAATATCGTCCATTGAATGTGTTGGAACTTCTAAATGACAATTTGGCATTTGAATTGCAACTTTTGGTGAACTTGATCCACCAATGTTGAATGTCAAATCAAAGTCATTTGTAATAGTTGTTGTTGATTCAATAATATCTTCAAACAACTCTGCGGACATATTTGTATCATTATTTAGATAACAAGTAAAGTTACCGCCTACACTTCTAGTTCCTGTAACATTTCCTAATGGTTGGTTAACCACACCGAGTGTTTCTGGTGTAAGGAAAGTAATATTATTTTCCAATGTTATATTTCCGCCTGTTAAAACTAGGTCATAACTTGAATTAAAATTACCACTACCAGCTGTCGCAGCTGTTAATGATGTTAATCTATTTCTTATGAAATTACTTGTAGTTGTAGTTCCTTCAGTGATTAACTTAGTAGGTGTTGGTTTATCTGCACCACTTTCTGTGATGATTTTACCCATACCACTCCAGTTAATTGTTGCAATTCCATCAATATCAAAATCGATACTTGCTGAGTTTACAACACAACCTTCAATTTTGTAAGTAAGATTAGTACCACTACTTGCGCTACCCATCTCAAAATAAAGGTCAAAATCGCCTAAAGCTGCAACTTCTGACTGTCTAAAGTCAACTACCATACTGGAATCACTGTTTGTAACACCACCAGTTCCATTCCATGCTGAAGCTGTTGAGCCAGTACCTATTGTAAAACCTGTATGTCCTACAAAGTATGCCCAAAGTGCTTCTTCAACAGCATGTTGAGGATTTCCAGAAATAGAACTACTTGGTTCCCATATATTTCCAGAACCTGCTGGTACTGATCCGAATGGTCTCATATAAGTTGAAAAACTCCATTCTGCTGGTGCGTAAGAATCTGTGAACATCTGTCTACTTCTTCTACTTTTAGCTGAAGAGTCTGTCATCTCGTTTAAAGTAATTTCACTTGTATTTGTACCCTGAGAAAAACTAAATCCATCTAAAACAGGAATCTCCCACATAACTGCGGTTGATCCAGCGTCTGTCATATAGACTTTCGTATCTCGGGAAAAATAAAATGTATCTGCCATTATTTTCTCCTTAGTACCTAATCTCTGCGACTATCTCACCGATGCCGAGAGGTTCTAGTACTCCTTCATCTGTATCTATGCTCAGAATGGTCGTCTGAGCAGTAGATTGCTTAATATTATTAGAGTCAAAATACTCTAGCGGATCATTATCCTCGAGTACTGTCTCTACATCTTCTAGTAATTCTTCTAAACGAAAAATTACATCATCTTCGCTATGCACATAACATCTTATTGTTACTTGCAAGAAGCGAAATCTATGATTTCCACTTGCATATTCACGTGATTCGCTTCCTGCTCCTACGTGAATAGTTGGAAAATCTACTACTTCGTCCCAAAATTTTAGTCGTCTTGCTACTTCTGCGACTGCAACTCGAAACGGAGTTTGTCCATTTATTTGTTCTAATTTTTCTGCAAGGGCTTCTACAACAGCTCTTCTTCGTGTTGAATATGTTCTTCCTTGCGTACTCATTAATATCTCCTAAAATTTAAAAATCTTGTCTGTTTTCTTTCAATCATTATATCTCGTATACTTTCTTGTATCAATTTACGAGGGTCTCTAAATACACTTCCTTGTTTAAATCCTGGTTCAAATGTTTGATAAGGATATTTTTCATATGTGTAATTTACTTGTACACCACCTTGTACTTTTTTATAAGGGCTTAAACTTGTAACTCTTGCTCCTGTATTAAAAGGTCCTGCAAAAGGCCTTGATGGGTTACCTTGTCCTCTATACTGTAAAGCAGGAGGTGTCATATTATTCTTTATATGCCTTGGTAACGATCTATTTACTATTTGCATTAAAGCTGCCAAAGAAGTTTCACTTGCTT